CTAGTGGACCTTCATATGGTTGAAGAGTATATGAACTATGAGTTACTTCGCCAGTTTGTGGATCTCTATGCGTTTGGAATGTTCCAGGAACTGCATGTGGAGGTGTAAAAGGTTTTTTCCCCTCACAGATTTGATAGAACTCTCTAAATGTCAGCATTTTACTTATACTTTTTGATTATTTATTTCTACTCAAACTCAAGTGTCCTATTTGCTCTTTGAAATGGTGGCGGAGTTTGATATTCTGGAATCGTAGAAGTTTCCACAAATACTTCGATTTTAGTCTCGTCATTCCAATGTCGAATTGCATTAGCGATGATGAAGCAGTTGGTAATAAAAATGCTCAAAAACATTAAAAGGCGGATAAGTGCTACCTTATCCGCTTCTTTATCACATTTACTTGCTTTTTCGCCAAGTGCTTTAGCAAGTAATCGCCAGACAGTTCTGTTCTTCTTCATAGATTGATTCTCTGGATTTGACATACTTTAACTGGTTCCAATCTTCTCTGTAACAAACAACGAGTAATCTTTCATTTTTGTGAATGGGACAACATTCATAGTTTTCTTCATCTTTGGGACGTACAATATATTCAATCGTTATATATTCATCATCCCTAAAATAAACCCAACCTTCAACACCTTTTCCATTATCCCATAAAACATAGTCATTGGTTTTTGGAGTATAGTGCATAATTCAACAGTCATAGAATTTGTCTCGCGACATATACTCAATTTGCTTCTGCAGTTGTGAGATTTCGTGTTCTTGTTCTGCAATTTTATTTTGCAGTTGTTCGATACGTTCTTGATACTGTGTCTTCAAATCAAAAACCATTTTATTGGTGTGAGCAACGTGATGAGTCATGATCATGTGGTAAAAGATTCAACAATACGGGATTCTTCTTCGTCTACAAGAGCAAAGCGAGGAGCAGCAACTACACGCTCCATAATTTTACTTTCGTATCGGTCATCATAGTCATCTGAGTCTCGCAGAATATCGTGACACTCAATATCATTTTCAGCAATAACATTGATTACTCCACCATACTCAGAAGAAGGAAAAGGAACCCAGTAGTCAACAATGTACAGATACTTCATTTGTTTGTGTAAATTACCTCTTAAGTTTAAGATTAGTTGTCGTCGTTGTCAATGTCGTTGGCAACTATAAGAGAAACTCCTATAGTCAAAAGAATGCCAACTCCCATACCAAGAATAAAAGTCATCAATAGAACTCTGCAAGATAATAATCTACAGGAACTTCAAGTTTCGCCGCTTCACGCTCAACTTCTTTCCAGAACTCTTCTGCCACTTTGTTCATTTCTGCTTGCTTGATAAGGTCGCGGAGTCGTTTTGAGATCATTTTAGTTAAAGTGAGATTCGTTTTTGGGACGGATTACCTTAAAATAATAGGTGAGCAACAGTGATACTAATGCTACCAACATAAGGTAAGTGAAGATGCCAACTGCAAGAGTCATCTAATCTCTGCAGTAGCACGTTTCTGTAGATTATCTATAGCACTTTGGCGATAATGTGCTTTATAGAGAGCATTATCACGCTGGATTAGAAAGACATTCCAACCAAGAATGACTGCAAAACCAATCAATCCAGCGACAATGTGTTTTTTCTTCATTTGTTCATTTGGAGTGTAGGAACAGGCATTCCACCTTCGGTCATTTGAGTGCATTTTGTCCGATTGTATGTTGAACTGTTCTTACTGCCATACGAAAGTTTCCAAAGTCCATAGTACCATCTTCCTCACAAAAGTCTTCAAAAATCTTTTTGATTTGTTCGTCAGTGATTTGTGGGTCAGTCATTGGGTTTGTTTTGTACGAAAGTATTATAAGGCATCAAGAGGAACCTGTGGGATGCTCCTGTGCCAGTTCTCAAAGTGTCATATACTTCTTTTTTTATATTTTTTACCTCTCAGTGCTTCACTAACTTTTCTTTTGTGTTCTTCACTTAAAGGACCAAGTTTTTTACCTCTATTAGCATCTCCAATTTTCTTTTTATGTTCTTCGGTAAGAGGACCTCTTGATTTTCCTTTTTTACTTTCACTTATCTTATTTCTTGTTTCTTGTGATAAAGTTTTTCCAGTGAGAGATTGCTTTATTTTTGAAAGGTGCTCTGGTGTAAAAGTTCTATTTTTTAGTGCATTACTTATTTTTTGTTTAGTATCTTCGCCCATCAATCTTCCATTTAATCCTCCAGTATCACTATTATATCCATTCTCAAATGTTCTATACTCTTCAATCCAATAGGACTCCCTTTCGTTTAGATTATCAATATCACATTCTTCAACTATGCCATATATGAATTTATCTTTTCCATATTTTTTTATGGCACGATGAAAGTGATAATCTGTCTTTTGACTATCGCAGAAGTGCCTCTTTATTCTTTTCTCTAAAATTTGTGTTGTTTGTCCAATGTATTTTTTCCCTGTTGAAATACAATGGACACAATAAATTAGTCCTTTCATTTCTACTCTGGATGACGGCATATGTATTTATAATAAAAAGGAGGGATTTTCACCCTCCTCCCGAAGATTGCCGTCATTCAGGTAATGTTATTTATTTACATTGAATACGGGAGCAGGAATATTACCCTGAGAAGGAATCATATAGATTGTTTTATTTCCTTTCTCCGCACCTTCCTGAAGACCAGTAACCCAGAGATAAGAAAGATATTCTGGATTATCTTTTAGAGATCCAGCAATAATGGCATTTGCTTCTGCAACACCCCTTGCCCTCTCTACTTCTGCTTCAGCAAGTGCCTTTGCCGCTTCCTTTTTTGCATTTGCTTCTTGAATAGTAATCTGGCGATTATATTCTGCACGACCAAGTTCTGCCTTCCCTTGTAGAGATTGTTGCCATACGTTGTATTGTGGACCACCAATAAAGATGAGACCACCAATCAAAACCACACCGCCAACAAGCAGAATAGCAGCAGGGTCAATAAATCCGTTTTGTTTGTACATAATTTACCTCAAATAAGTTCAGGGAGTAATCCAATCGTAACTGTTAGGAGTTTCTACACTCTCAAATCCATCATATTCATCAATACGATAAGGACCACTGATTTTATGAATACGAAGTTTAGCACACATTCCGTTTGCTTTGTCACCCAATTCTTCTACAACTTGAACTAGAACGGGATCATGACGAACAACATCACAATGATACCAAGTTTGTGCTGAATATGCTTTGTTGTAGGCAATTCGCTCATCTTGACTCATGGCAGTGAACTTTTCATTACTTTTTTGTTTCAGTCGTTCTTCGGGTGGAACCAACCATACGGTAAATCCCCACAGAGCATCTTCAATCCAAACTTGTTGACCTTTGATTTCCCAGTAACGTTGGATTGCTTCTTTAGAGAGACCGAACCCACCGTAGCAGGCATTATAAACTACCTTAGTCATAATCAGAGTTTGAAAGGAGAAACAATAATACGAGGTTCGACATACACAGGACGTGTCTTACCATTACCACTAGGATCAGAACACATCACCCAAGTTCCTTCAGCACTATCAGGGGAGAAGAGACCATTAGGGTCTGCTTGTGGAAGAGTTGTACCAGTGTACTCATACTTCTCAGGATTGGTGTATTGAGTTGCCGCAGGCAAACCATAACCAATAGAATTACACAGAAACACTGGACGACCAGTAGTTTCAGGAACAGTGTAAGTATAAGTCACCAGTCCATCTTGATCACGCATCTCAATGATTTGTTTCATCAGTTTGCGTTCACGGAAATTCTTGATGGCAGGCATACCAGTTTGTGCCGTACCTTCTTGAAGAATACGTTCTTGTTGATCACGTTGTTTTTGGTCAGAATTACTGAAATCATCACAACCAACAAGAGTTACACCAAGAAGTGCGATTGCAGCAACAGAAGCAATGGATTTCATGATTTGGATTGATTACTTGATTATTATAGGGGATTGGGCGGGGTCAGTGAAGATCCTCTTGTGCCAGTTCGTCAAGTGTCCTCAGCGGTCTTTATGCTTCAGCAGATACGAGTTAGCAATCGCTTTGAAAGTGAAATCACTATCCCACGATTTGAATACGATACCTTCACGTTTGGTCTGTGGGTTCAGCGATGGACCTTCAGCAAAGTTAAGAAGGTCATCAATGGTTTTGTACTGTGTGGTGACAAAAACGTGTTGGTCGATGATAGGAACGTGCTCCACATCAGCACCAAGCATCCTCAGTTGATCGAGAACGGTATAACGCTCAAATGGTTCAAAATAACGACCTTCAGTGATGCTGTAGATGTCAAACAGATAGAAACGCTGACCTTTGAGTTTCTCTGGATTACCCTGAATACCCTCACCAATCAACTCACCTTGAATGGCATACTCTTCACCCTTCTCTTTGCTCAGTTCAAGCAAAGGTTCGATGATATTCTGTTCCCGTGCTGCCTTCCAGAAACTATTACCTTCAGTTTCCTTTAGGTCAATATTCCTCGAACAAACACCAATCTCACCATTCTTGACGTACACAGTCATACTGCTACCATCAAGTTTAGTCGTCACTTCATAGGTTTCACCTTCGTGTTCCTCAAAGATTTCCTTACGAAGATTCTGACAGCGTTCTTGGTCAGTTTTAGGAATAAAGTGAGGGAAGTTACCCTTCATCGTACCCTGAAGTTGAGCAGGAATAGGTGGTTCCCACTTCTGGATTTTCAGTACATCACTTAGGTCAAATCCTACAGGATAAACCTCCAGAAAGTTTAAACCCAACTGCTCACTGAGTATTGTAGTGGGGAGCAAAAGTCCCTGACTGATTTGCCCACGAAGTTTTACAGTCCGCAGACGCTCACCCTTTATCCCGTTATATTCACGAGGTTCTTGACCCTTACTCAGGAAAGGAGCAAGTTCGTGAGGAACCCAACTATCAATCTCAAGATAGATGGCAACATCACCAACTTGATATTCGCCTTTACGAATAACTACGGGCCAACCACCATTCACGATGGCGCATTCAATAGCATCAGCACCTTCAATCGGTTTGATGTAGGTGATTTCAGCGATGCTGGCAAGTTTACGGATAGTCACTGGGGAAGATTAGAAATAAAAGATTGGAGTTCAGTAGGCATGGCATCAGCAGGAACTTCAGCAGCACGATGACGAATTACATCTGCCAGTGCTGCTTTATGTTCAGGTGATGCTTTGATATATTCAAACTGCATATTCTGCAGTTCTTGAACAGCACCAGTTCGGAAAGACTTTGATTGCTCAAAGGTGTTCCTACGAACATTCTCATACTTTGGTGCAAAAAATGCGGTGAAGAGAAGGTCGTGGTAGGCAACTCCCCAGATGAAAGCACCAAAACCAACTACACCACCTACAATAGCAAGAATGGGTTTCATTTGGAAGAACCTCCAGAGTTTTTAAAGATAAGATTAGCAAGAACAATAATGGTAAAGTTTTGCCCAAAGGTCAAAGATACATTAAACCATGTCAGAATAGTTGCAAGCAACCATGTTTCAATTAGTAGACCTCCTACTGCAAGAGCAACAGCAGCAATAGTAACACCAATAGAAGTAGAAGTTTTCATCAGATTGCTTCCGTAGTCAGTTTAGCACCTTTGAACTTACCACGGGCACTCTTGTTCTTGGTATCCACACCAGTCACCACAGCGATCTGGGGAGTGCTAGAACCAGTATAGAGTAGAATGTCACCTTTACTTAAAGCACCAGGAGTGCCCACATAATGGTTCTCACTACTACCCATCTTGGCACTGAAGGTATAAGGTACAACTTCCTCTAGAGCACTCTTGTCAAATACATGAATTGCTCCAGTACCTTTCTCTTCAATCAGATACTGATTTTGACTGTTAGTACCGATGTGAGTGCCATAGGCAACCTTACCATCAACAGTGAAAGAATAAAGGGTTTTAGTGTCTGCCATTTCAGTTTCCTCCTCATAAAGTTTTAGATCACATCCATAACAAGAAAAAGATTGATTGTTATGAAGATATTTGCAGGTGTAATATCCAGTACTACTATAATCACTTACATAAGTAATTTTAGCAGGTTTTTTGCCATGTAGTTTGGTGACAATATCACCAAGATTGAATGGTAATGACATAATTAAAGACTCTCAACTTGATTAAGAACAGTTTCAACATCTTCTTTTGTCAGATACCCCATAACATCATCTGTAATTGGAGTATCATAGCAAATCTCCCATTCGTCTTCAAGTCCTTTGAGAACTGCAATCTCATACAATCCATCACGACCACCATAAGAATATGGTGACATAACTACACTTACACCATAACCATTCCCAAAGAACTTAATTGCCTGAGTACCCTCCCAATCAGGATGTGGTTCAAATTCAAGATCACCAAAATTCATAATCAATTACCAAATCGTTGTGCCCAGAGTGAATAAGAGTGGTTTTTCATATGTTCAAGAAGTTCATAACGCTGACGAATTTCAGAGT